GCACATTCATTTCGTCAAGTTCTTCTTGAGCCTCTTTCTTATTGTCAACCACCTCAAACTTTTTACCGTTCATTGGATGATATTCTAAGAACTGTTGAAGCACAGGATTTGTTCTTGGTACTCTCAAAAATCCATCTTCAAAGATAATAGGCTCTACAATTGCATTGCCATCTTGCTCATCTTCAAATGGTGTCTTTTGATTTCTTGCGTATCGCAGTGGTCTATTAATCCCCTTGTCTTCATCAAAATAAAGTAAAGGTGACCTATTTGAACTTCTAGTCTGAATAATGTAGGATAAAGGTGCATTGTTTCTTTTTAGACGATACAGCTTGTCCTCTAAAGGTTTTTGTTTCATTATATTAAATTTTAAAAAATAGGGTGACTCGAAAGCCACCCTACGTATCAATTAATTACCCCTCGAAAATTACGAAGTTATTTGCTCCCATTACACAAACAGCTCTCTCAGAAAGGAAATGTACTTCCATTGCATCAAGATCGCTAGTCATAGCACCGCCAGCAGAACCTGTCATCCAAGTTTTGTAGCGTCTGTCCTCAGATTGAGAAGCACGGTATCTTACGTGTAAGAATGGTCTCTTAGCATTCTTACCAAGAATCTGATCGTAAACAGTTGTCGTACCC